ACCAACTTCTGTTGAACGCCCGCATAGGCTGCGGGGTCATTCTTGGAAGCGGCTGCGTACAAATCCTCAAGGTATTGCTTGGGATTCTGAGTGTAATCCAGTTCGGCAACTTGTCCCTGCGGCACTAATGGCTTGCCCGTTACCGGGTCAATGCCAGTCGTAAGAGCATATCGCGTTCGCAACTGGTCGATAAGAGCATCTTTTTCATTGATGCCCCTTACTGCATCTTCAGCAGTTTTATAGACTGAGCTATTCGCTTTTATGAACGGCTCACTCGCGGGTGGCTGTTGTGCAGCAGGGGGCGGTGTCTGTTGAGTTGCTGGAGGTGCTTGGCTCCCATCTGGCTGTTTTGCAACCTGTTGTGGAGGTTGCGTTACTATCGGCGGTGGATTCGATGGGAACAAAGAATCAAACGTCGCATCGTCGAGACCCGCTGGGGCGTTCTGTAATTGAACTACTCCACCGGGGGCTACATTATCGAGTTCAGACATATCATCTCCGCGCTTGTGGCGCTTTGAATTTTACTACATTATCCGATTGTGTCGGATTAAACTTTTGGAACTTCACAGACTCGTTCTATAGAAGAGTCTATCTCGCGGAAAGCGGCAAGTTCATCTTCCATCGCGTCGAAGGTCTTAGTGGACCCTTTGACGGTGGCTTTTTCAATTTGCTCCTGCAACCACGAGCACCAGTAAATTCCCGCTTGCAGCATGTCAACCTCACGCAAGTCTTTGTGGACATCGTGACTTAGTTGAGTTTCAAGTCGGGCGCGTTGTAGAGCGAGGCGCTCGCATAAGGCGAGGAAGCCCGGATGACTTTGTAGGGTGGAAACGGCTTCCTTAGTGGAAGTATCCCACCGCAACGGGGTCCTTGGGGCTTTCACCTCAACAAGCTTGTATTGCACAACCACTTTCGTGGGTTGTTTGAACCAATCCCTCCAACTCATAATACTCTCCTTATTGACCCGCTGGAAATCTAGCGGGATTTCCCGTGAAGGTTGGGCAGAGGAAGTTCCACTCACCGTCCACTTTCTTTTGAAAATGCTCGTCTCGAATAAATCCGCATTTGGTGCATTTTGCGCGGACATCTTGACTAAAGGATGTGAAGAGGTCTCCTGTCAAGTAATCAGCACGATTAGTATCGTCTGTGTGACAGAGACATTTGGAGTTCCAATGGTATTTCATTTATCTCCCATCCAACCGTCTTGCAGCAAGGATAAATCCTGGCGGCAGCAGTCGGCACATTTATAGGCGTACTTGGAACCGCAATTCCTTACGAGCTTCCAATGGGGCCAATCCTTGAGTCTAGCCTTGAGACAGCTTCTACATAGACTTACTCGCACATCTAAAGGACACTTGTAGAATGGTAAGGTCAGGCTGTAGATACTAAACTTCGCCATTAACTCTTGCCACCTTGGGCATCGGGCCAAATGTTGGCGCAGTCGTGGGCATCAACGCACGAGGCGTCGTTGGCAGCTTGGAACTCGCCACCAGGAGCATAGTCTTGGACGTCAACTCCACCCAGTTCGCCGCTCATGCCGAGTCCGCCACCGGAGGCGTCTGGGTGCTGAGGGACGATTCGACCCGCTGGGACAGCGGTGTTGCTGTGGGCAGATTGGAAGCTCCCACTGGCATCGCTGCGCTGACCGGGACCGGGTGCTCTACCTAGAGTGCCGCGAGTCGCGGGACTGGGCGAGGCTGTGTTACTTTGCTGTCTTGCATGGGCAACTGCGTCTTCAAATGAACTCATTTTATTTTCCTTATTGGTTTTTGACTATCAAGGGAATATTGGCTTTGACATCAGCGGGCTGACCTGGCTTGACATCGTGGTTATCTGGGGCGACTGGGCCGGACTTAGCTCCGCCATCTTTATCGAAGCCCTTCAAGGCCCATTCTTTGAAACCTGCTCCGGGTTGGGGAGTCTTGATTTCGAGGCCCATTGAGACATCGCCGGGGCGAACGCCTTTGTCCTGAAGGGGTTCAGGAGCAGGGCGGCCTTCCCGCATAAATTCTTGTGCTATACGTTCTGAAGAGGATTCCATTTAATTTTTCCTTATGTTCCTGAAGTTCCTAGGGCGTTACTGCCCATGTGCTGGGCAAAACTGCGTTCCGAATCTTGTTGGACTCCGCCTGGGATTTGGCCTTCAAACTGGCCCTTGGCCTTTCGACCAACGGGGTGAATTGCCTCAGCCCCTGGCTGAGTGCCAAACATCTGGTCTGACTGTTCCGCGAGGAAGCGTTCAACTTCCTCTTGGATAGCAGCGCCATGTTTGACCTGTTCTGTTGGAGCAGGCACTGAACCCGCTGGCATGAATTCAGGCTTCTTGATTTGTTCAATCGCAGCCTTGGATTCAAACTTGAGCAAGTGGTCAGCAATCTGAGCCATTGTTTGAGCCTGTTGGGTCTGTGCAGCGTCTTGCTGAACTTCTTGGTCAGATTTGAGCAAACGAGAAGCAAAGGGGATTTCCAAAGAGCGGAAGATTTCCCGTAGGAATTCGCCTTGGCGACAATACGGAGACTGCATTGCAAGATTGTAAGCGGCCATTAAGTTGCGCTGCTTTACAACTTTCCCAGTCGCATAATTCGCCGCAACAAAATCAAATTCATAATTACCAAGAAGATTTTCAAGCTTAACATAGCCAAACTTCGCAATCTCCGGTGGTGCATTAGTGATAGAGTATTCAAGTTCATCAGTGGCGAACTGTTGAATCATGCTGGCAGTCATCTCGCAGATGGGTTGCATGATTTCCAGTTCAAAGCGACGGATGAACAACTTGAAGATGTAACCGGATTCGTTGATGACTTGAGAGATGCCACTTGAGGTGCGGTTTCCGCCTGAAGAACCCACGCCCCTTGAATAAAAGTCAGAAATACCAGAACCCTGCTCAACCATCTTTTGATAGAGGTCGAGAATTTGATAGTCGTCGGGACTGGGAACAAAGTTTGGCAGCGGGAAGATAGCTTTTGATGGGTCTCCCACAACTCCAACTTTTCCACCAGGAACGTTCCCCATATCCAACTGGTCATGGTCAATATCAACCTGCACGTCATAGGCATACCGACGATTGATGCCCAAGTTCCAATTGTCCGTAATCATGTTGGTGAAGACATTGATGCCTTCACACAGGTCTGAGGTGGTTTCAATTACACCGATGCCATAAAGGTCGCCCTTAACTGCAATATAAGGCAAATGAAGAATCGGTATCCGTTGATGAGCGAATGGATTAGGTCCGGTGTATAAAAGGACAGGAGGGCCGTTATAGATTCGGCGTTTATAGGCGCTATAGCTTGCATTGCGGTATTGATAACGACGGTCTTTCCAACCTATCGCGTCTGCATCTTCTCCAAAGGTGATTAGGGTGACAGTCTTGCTGTTGTTGTCCCAAAGTTCGCACATTCTAATGATAATACCATCGCGGTCAAGTTCTTGATAGCCGGACATGCGCTGGTCAAGTTCAGCGATTGCTTCAGGGAAATAAAGCTTCTTATTGCCTTCCCATTGCCGCTTCATCTCTCCCCAAGACATCTCCATTACATGAGCCACTTGCTGACCATCGGGGTCAATTAGAAGGTCATAGATGTCAATTGGAATAAGCTTCGGGCAGTTGCGAGGAATCTTTTTTGAAACAAGTTGAGTGCCAATTTGAATTGGCTTGCCAGTTTGAGGATTGAGAACTGGAAGTTGGTCGGGAGAGCCATCTGGGTTCTGTTTTGGCTTGCCAGAATCGTCCAAAACAGGTTGCATCTGGTAGATTGGTTCAGGGCCAGTAACAGTATCCGCACTCCAATCCCAGTCAACTTTAATGCCCATGTGCCCATAAATGGCACAATCACGCGAAGCGAGTTCGACGCACTTAATCCATTCAGCCTTTTTCAAACAGGTAAGTAAAACAGCCTGCATTTGCCAAGCGGCTTCAGGCGTCCCGCCCTTTGGACGGACCTCAATGGGAGGGTCAATCCCAAAGAAAGCGTCATGTACACGGGCCACAACCGCATTCACGTTCGACCAAGGAAGAGGAACAAAGGTATTCGACCTTGGGGTGATGTTGTCTGGATACATCCGCCTATCGCGCTGACCAATGAATTGGCGATAGAAATAGGAGCGGCGCTGGTCATAAGGACGACGGA